CAAAGATATAGAGATATGACTGTTTTTCAAATAGTAAATGTCAGTCATTCTATTGATGCTGGAAGTTGGAAAACAACCATAAAAGGATTGATGAGAATAGACTATGGTATGGGTAAGGGTGTAAATAATAATGAAAAAACAGACGTTACAACGATGATAGATATATTTAACTCTATTAAAGGTAAAGAAGGTGATGCGAATAAACCACCATACCTATCATTCTCAGAGTATTTAACAGCTATGGCTGGAAAAGTTGGCGATTATCAGTTTGATTTAAAGAAAGAGTTGGATAGTCAACAAAAATCTCCAGAAGAAGTATCAAAATCAAATAAAACACCTTCAAGTGATGATTGGGATAATGATGGTGTACCTAACTCTATAGACGCAACTCCAGGAAAACCAAAAGGAAAAGTAAAATCCGAAGCTAGTAAAATAAATAGTGGAGCAAATAGATAATGGCTATATTACAAAACGACCCAACAGTAGAAAGAATAGAAACAGATGGTATAACATCTGTCAGAGAATTTGTTTTTGGTGATAATGAAGATATATTTGTTACTGTAGGAACACCATACCATAAAATTATTACTAAAAGTAAAAGAGTAATTTATCAAACTTTAAGTTCACCACAAAAATATTCAAAAGAACTTTTTAGAAAAGAGAACTTATCACCAGAAGAGGGTTACTTAATAGCAACCTCTCAGAAACCACCCGTATCAAAGTATTTTAAAAATGAAAAAGTAACACCGACTCAAGGAGATTATAAAAAAGGTTCATTTAAAAGATATTTCATGAAGTTAGCATCGGATGATAATTCGTCAATAATTGAAGTTTCTAAAAAAAGTTTTAATGAAGCAGATTCTATCTACACTAAACAAGTAATAACTTGGTCTCTAAATAGAGACATCTTAGAGATGGAAATGTTAAATCAAAAATCAGTTTTATTCGCAGAGAAGACATTCCCACAAATCCGTATGAAAATATATAATTTTGTAGAGTTTCAGTAAAAAGCTTAATATTTATTACCTAATAAAGGTTATATATTGAAATTCATAGAGAATAGTTCAGAGTTTAATGCTCTATTGTATGATTACGAATCAGCAGATGAAATCATAGCAATACCAATTCCTATAGATCACAAAAAACACCCGATAGAAACAAAACTATCCTTTGTTTTTTTAATGCTTGATAGCAAATGTTATATCTTACCATTCAACCACACAGACGCATTATGTCTTAATATAGGTGATTTGGGTATTCTCAATCGTAAAGATAAACCAATATACACCCTTGATAAAAAACAAACATACCATCTCACAGGATTAAATAATCTTATCGATGTAAATCTACTGAACTATTGGAATACAGGTGATAAAACTAAATTGGATTTACATTCTAATGATATAATCCGACATTATCATATGAAACATTATGAAAAAACAGATATAAATACATCTATTCCCATAATGACATTTACCTCACACCTATACAAGATAGCAACAGAAATGCAGGTTATCGTCTCAAAATACCCCACCCCTGACATCTTGACATACAACAACGATATGTTTGACAACTTTACATACATTGAAAAAAATGGATTACAAACAACCGATGGGGTTGTGTATTCAGAGTATAATCCATTCACGGCTACAGGTCGTCCATCCAACAGATTTGGTGGAATCAACTTCGCAGCCTTAAACAAAAGTGATGGTAGTAGAGCAAAGTTTATTAGTAGGTTTGGTGGTAAAGGTAAATTAGTTGAGTTTGATTATGATGCATATCACTTGAGATTGATTGCAGATAAAGTGGGTTATAAATTTTCAGACGAATCAGTTCACCAACACTTTGCAGATTTATTTGACATAACCTATAAAGAAGCAAAGACTCTTTCATTCCAATATTTATACGGTTTTATTCCTGATGAGATAGCAGAGAATATAGAATACTTTGGTAAGGTAAAAGAATTTACAGACAAACTTTGGCAACTATATAAACAAGAAAATTTTATTAAATCCGATATTTATAGTAGAGAAATAAGAGGAAATAATTTTAACGCAAATAAGTTGTTTAACTATTATATTCAGTTACTTGAGACAGAATCAAATGTATTAGTTATAAAGGATGTAAGGAAGTTGATGAGAAAATATAAGAGCAAGTTAGTTTTATATAGTTACGATTCATTCCTTTTTGATATGCACATAGATGATGGATTACCACTTCTTACAGAAATAAAAGAAGTTTTGGAAAGAGGTAAGTATCCAGTTAAAGCTGCATGGGGAAACAACTATGATGAGCTTGCTGATATTACGGAGAAATTTTAATGATTGATTGGAAAAACTTTTTCAATGATTTTGCAGACAGGTACTATGCAGTGCCTGATTTCAATAATAAACAACACGTTTATGCCCTGCAAAACTATCTAATAGAACAAGGTATGTTAACAGAAGATGTTGACTATGCTATCAAAACTCTTTTGGGTGAAGGAATCCCAAGACCAAAAAATGCTTGGAATGAAAGAGAAATACATCGTAAAGATGAAGAAGAAAGAGTATCTGAAGCAGAAGGTAAGTTTACAGCACGAGCTCAAAGTGGAAAAGTTACTACCTTTGGGTCAGAAGAGACTAGAGATGCTGCAATACAAAAAGGTACACACACAAAAGTAGATAAAGATAGTGAAGATCCTGAGACTGGTGGTGAACCTGAAAAAGATACAGAAAATCAAGAGAAAGCAAAAATTGATAAGAATATCAAAAAGAAAATAGAAAATCAAACCAAAGAATTTAAAAAACAGGGTTTAGATAAAAACACCGTTCCTACTAAAAAACCTGAAAATCCTAATTTAGATTTAAGTGTTGCAAGTAGAGGTGTAGTCAAGGTACACGATGGACTTGATAATGTTAACGATTCTGTTCAAGAATCAACGGTTATTCCTGATAAAGATAAAAAGAATATTGCCTCTGCTATTCAAAAATGTAAAGATGAAAAAGTAGATGAAATGTCAGATGATGAGATTAATGCTATGAGGAGATGGATAGCAGTTAAAGACCAATCGGGTCAACCTGATGAAAATAAACGTAGTGCTGAATTTTATCTAGCAGATGTTAGACCTAACGATTGGAGATATGGTCCTACTAAAGTTAGTGATGATGAGCCAGCCAGGCAAGCAAGAAAAAAAGTTACGATGGTAGGCGGAAAAGGCAAAAAGCCTTATGATGAGATACAAAAATTTAGAGAAGCAATTGGTTTAAAAAGTGCATCGCCGAAAAATTCAAGAACCTCATCAACAGCAATGGCACCTACTACTATCAACACAAAAAGAAAAAAAGTAGAAGTTGCTGTAAAAAGAAATTCAAGTGGTAAAGTTACTGAAGTTACAATAGGAGGTCAGAAACTTGTAAAAAGATCTGTACCAAAAAGGAAAGATGTAGAGAAAAAGTTGATGGGGCCGCCTCAGAATATGTCTGAGGAAGATGCAAAAAGAAAAGCAAGAAGTGCAGAGTTGGGAATACGAAGATATAATGATCAAATTGACTCATTAGCAGAAATAGAGGGTGATTTAGAAGCGGTTGATTATGGTGATTTAACTACACACGAAGGAAGACAAGCTGCTATTAGCCAATGTTTAGAAGATGTTTCTAAAGGATTAGAAAAGGCTTTAGAGAGAACTATTCCACCACACCCACCACTTACAGAAGAACATTATGAATTAGTAGAATATATTAAAAATATTAAAAATCCATTAGATGATCCTGATTGGGAATCGTTACCTTTCGAAGAACAACAAAAAAAATCAAAACAATTTAATGAAGAGATGGGTATAATGTTGGTTAAAATGAATGAATTGGATGATATGAAGACTTCGAGAGCAGAAGTAGCAGAGTCGATAACTTTTATGCACAGAGCATCTCAGGGGTTTAATTGTATATTACCAGCTTCTGCAACTTTTCAAGTAACAGATATTTGGGCTTTAAAAGATCCTGGCGATACTAGAGATCCTCAGAAAGTAGCAGAATCTATACAACAAATATTAGTTAGTGTAGAAGTATCTGGTGGAGAAAGTGTTAAATATGATCAGGGAGCAAGGTCATCATCTGCTGCAAAAGTAAAGCAAACCGTTTATAAAAATAAAAAGACAAGGTCTTCTATAATATCATTACTTGACACATATGAGAAAATTTATAACGGTGATGATTATCCACCAAGTCAAGAAGTTTTAGGTGAATTGGATAAAGTAAGAGATACTGTTAAATCTCAAGTTGTGAGTGATGGTATTATGACAGAAGAACAATATGATGAGATTTATGAAGATGGAATGAAAACAGGTGAAAAAGCATTTGAATCATTTTTGAAAAAAAATCAATCTAAACTTACTGAAGCAGGATTTACACAACCAGAATTAGCATTAGTGAAAGAGAGTTTTAAGAAACATTGTGCTCATGGAAAAACAATGGCTGCTATTAATAATAAAGACACAGAATATCAAAAATTCAGTAATGTTTCACATAAAGTAGAAGGTCAAAAACAAGACAAAGATACAAAAGAGATTATAAGAGGTAGTGGTAAGTATAAAACTCAGGAGATGGATGGTATAAACATCATATCAGGAATGAACTTTAGTTGTGATCAAGGTTTTACTATTGCAAAACCACCAAAGAAAAAAATATCTCCAGAAAATACCAATCCTACAGCTATCATAGGAATAGATCCAAAAACTGGTAATAAAATAAAATGATTTCAAAGGAAAACAAATGAAAACACAATTATTAGCAACATTTTGCAAAAGAAATAGATTATACGAAACAATAGATTTAATTATAGCTTGTAATGATATAGTATTTAGCAAGATATATGTATTTCAGAACGAGAACGATTATCATCAATTGATATGCACATATAATGTAGAAGCAACTGATGATTATATTGAGAGTTCAGTAGATACAATTTCTATACACAGAAAGAAACAATCAAATTCATTGTACACAATAAACGCACTTAATGAATTAGTGAAGACATTGAACAATGGTGTATTGGATAACTCATTCCCAATACCCTGGGAGAACTACAGAAATCGTATGTTATTAACAAACGAAGAGGGGCTGTATGAAATACCAACAAGGGTATATTCAATAATACATACAAAAACATGGAAATCTGATATTGAACAAAAATAGATTGTATTTTGGAGAATATATATCATACTTATATATGTATGAAAACAGTTACAAAAAGAATAGTAACAATTAAACAATTAAACTTAATAAATAACAAATAGGAGATATCTAATGGATATTAACGCACTGAAGAAGCGTCTAGGTCAACTTCAAATCACAAACAATCGTACCTCAAATCTATGGAAGCCGTCACCCGGCACAACTCAAGTAAGAATCGTACCTTATAAACACAATAAGGACAACCCTTTCATCGAGTTATTTTTCCATTATGATTTAGGTAGAAAATCTTATCTCTCACCAATGTCATTTGGTCGTCCTGACCCAATCGAAGAGTTTTCTCAAAAACTCAAATCTTCGGGTAACAAGGAAGACTACCGATTAGCTCGTAAGATCGAATCTAAAATGAGAACGTTTGCTCCTGTAGTAATTCGTGGTGAAGAGAATCAAGGTGTTAAGTTTTGGGGTTTTGGTAAAACAGTTTATCAAGAACTGCTTTCCATTATTGCTGATCCTGATTATGGTGATATTACTGACTCAATGAATGGTCGTGATATTACGGTAGAGTTCAAGACAGCAGAAGAAGTTGGAGCTTCGTTTCCAAAAACAAACATCAGGGTTAAACCAAATCAAACCCCGATTACGGAAGATGCTACTCTTCTTGAGAATCTAATCGACAATCAAAAGGATATTACTGAGATATATCAGGAACAAACCTACGAAGAACTAACTGAAGTTCTTAATGCTTGGTTGAATCCAGAAGAAGGCGAAGAAGAATCAGAAGAGCAATCTGTAACTAAATCCGAAGTTAAAGAAGATGTAAAATCAACTGAGGATGTTTCAGCAGCATTTGACGATCTGTTTAATAACTAATAGAAGACTAATAAGTTGGGGAGTGAGAGTTTCGACTTTTGCTCCCCTATGTTATACAAATTTAGGAGACATTATATGTCAACAAGAGACGAATTGGCAGGGCAACTTGCCGCTAGTTTAAATAAAACTTTCAAAGATACTAAAGTCGCTTACTTTCTTGATGGTTCTGATACAACACCTACAGATATAAAAGACTTTATTTCAACAGGTTCTACATTATTAGATTTAGCAATTGCTAATAAACCTAATGGTGGAATTGCTGTAGGTAGAATTACAGAAATCAATGGGTTGGAATCAAGTGGTAAATCTTTGGTTGGTGCACATCTTTTAGCTGAGACTCAGAAAAAAGGTGGTGTAGCAGTTTACATTGATACTGAAACTGCAGTAAGTCAAGATTTTCTAAAGGTAATTGGTGTTGATATCAATAGTATGTTGTATTTGCATTTAGAAACTGTAGAGGATATATTCCAAGCAATAGAAGAGATTGTTGCAAAAGTAAGAGAATCAGATAAAGATAGGTTAGTAACCATTCTTGTAGATTCACTTGCAGCTGCATCAACAAATGTAGAGATGGAAGCTGACTTTGATAAGGATGGTTGGGCTACGAGTAAAGCTATCATCATATCTAAAGCTATGAGAAAAATAACACAAATGATTGGTAGACAGAAAGTAGCTCTTGTGTTTACAAATCAGTTAAGACAAAAACTTGGTGTTATGTTTGGAGATCCTTGGACTACAAGTGGTGGTAAAGCATTACCATTCCACGCATCTACAAGAATCAGAGTGAAGAATAAAGGTCAAATCAAGGATGCTAAGAAGAATACAATTGGTATGACGATACTTGCACAAGTTATCAAGAACCGTTTAGGTCCACCTTTGAGAAGTTGTGAGTTCCCTCTATACTTTGAGAGTGGAATTGATGATGTAGGTAGTTGGTTAAAAGTGATGAAAGATCATAGTATAGTAAAACAAGCTGGTGCTTGGTACACTATAACCGATCATTTAGGAGCAGAACACAAGTTTCAATCAAAAGAGTTCGGAGAAAAACTATCAGATCCCGATTTTAAATCATTCGTTTATGAACAGATATGTGAAAAAGTTATATTAAAATACGATATGAAAAATATGGGAATTGATGATGTAGTTGAGACGGATGAGGTAATTGGCGACTAATGTCAAACGCCAGATATCTTTCCATACTGAATGAGATAAAGAAAAAAGGTGGTAGTGTTGACTTTCAGGATACAAATAAAAAAGTCTTAATAGTTGACGGCTTGAATACTTTTATCAGAGTATTCAGCGTAATGCCAACTTTAAACGATAACGGTATTCATGTTGGTGGCATTGTTGGTTTCCTTAAAAGCATAGGATTTGCTATTAATATGTTCAATCCCACCCGTGTCATCATAGTATTTGATGGTAAGGGTGGGAGCAACCGCCGCCGTAAATTATATTCAGACTATAAAAACAAACGTAGAACATCTTACAGAGTTAATAGGGTAGCAGGTTTAGAAAACGTAGAAGATGAGAGACGGAATATGTATTTGCAACTTAGAAGAGTTGCAGAGTATCTTGAACTATTACCACTAACCAATATATCCGTAGATGGTATTGAAGCAGATGATGCTATAGCTTATATCGCAAAGAGTGTAATACCAGATGGTGAAAAAATCATTATGTCAACCGACAAGGATTTCTTACAGTTAGTATCTGATGATATTAAGGTTTGGTCTCCTACAAAAAAGAAACTATATGATAAAGAAGCAGTTTTAGAAGAGTATTGTATAACTGCAGAGAACTTTATTATGGCTAAGATATTTGAGGGAGACAAATCTGATAATATAAATGGCGTAAAAGGTATAGCTACCAAGACATTGGTAAAAAATATACCAACTTTGAGTAAAGAGAATAATAGTTATAGTTTACAAGAGATATATAAATACGCACACAAACACAAAGATGATGATGGAAACTTCTTTGTGAAAATATTACAGAATAAGGAGTTACTTGAACGTAACTATAAGTTGATGCAGTTAGAAGATGTAAATATAAGTGCTTCAACTAAGACAAAATTAATCGATGTTATCAGAGGTCCTATCAGACGCTTAGTAAAATTTAAATTCGAATCTATGTTTATGGAAGATAGATTATTTCAAAATCTACCAAATGTTAATAGTTGGTTGGCACAAACCTTTACCACTATGGATAAGTACGCAGAGCAAACCAATGGGTAGAAAAAAGAAATACTTTACGGATAAACAAAAACAAGAAGCTCAAAAAAAATGGCAAATGGAATACTACTATAAAAATAAAGACACCATTTTGAAAAAGATGAAAGATAAGTATAGACAGAAAAAGTTAAACTTATCAAAAACAAGACTTACGAAAGAGATATATGGAGAGTAAAAGTTCTTTAGTAGAATTTGGAACTTCGTTTCAATCCAAAGTCATAGCATCTTGTTTGACAGATACAATATTCTTACAAACTGTTATGGAAGTTCTTGAGCCAGCGTATTTTGAATCTGATTCAAATAAATGGTTAGTTGAGGAAATTCATAGTTATTTTATAAAGTATAAAACCACACCTACATTAGAAGCTATAAAGATAGCAATAGATGATGTTGAGAATGATGTATTAAAGATAGCAGTTGTAGAAGCACTTAAAGATGCTTGGAGACATAGAGAAGCAACTGATTTACAGTTTGTTCAAGAAAAAACATTAGATTTCTGTAGAAATCAAGTTTTAAAATCTGCTATTATGGAATCTGTAAGTCTGTTAGAAAATCAAAACTATGATGGTATAAAAACAGTTATAGATAATGCTATGAAAGCTGGAACTGCTGTTGATATTGGACATGATTATAATGTAGGTATAGAAGAAAGATTAACTAAATCTACAAGAATTACAATAAAAACGCCGTGGGATATAACAAATGATATTATGGATGGTGGTCTTGGTGAGGGTGAGTTGGGTGTTGTAGTTGCGCCAGCAGGTGTTGGTAAAACGTGGTTACTTCAGACTATAGCTGCAGGTGCTTTAAAAAGAGGGTTTACTGTAGTTCATTATACATTAGAGTTAAATGAAACATATGTTGGTTTAAGGTATGATACAATTTTTAGTGGTATATCCACACAAAACATCAAGTTTCAAAAAGAAGAAGTTAAAAAAATAATTGATTCGATCGAAGGTAGAATGATTATTAAATACTACCCAACACGGGCAGCATCAGTAAATACACTAGCAGCACATCTAAAACAATTAGAATTGAAAGCAATAAAACCTGATTTAGTTATAGTTGATTATGCTGACATCTTGAAAGATAGTAGTGGTATGAGAGAAGTAAGACATCAGTTAGGTGCTGTATATGAAGATTTAAGAGGAATGGCTGGTGAGTTCAAAGTTCCAATATGGACTGCATCACAAGCAAATCGTTCAGCACTTGAAGAAGATGTGATAGAAGCAACAAAGATTGCAGAAGCATATAGTAAGATTATGATAGCTGATTTCGTATTGAGTATCAGTAGAAAAGCAGAAGATAAGTTAAGTCATACTGCAAGATGTCATATCATTAAGAATAGATTTGGTATTGATGGTATAACTTATCCAATGAATATGAATACCAATCTTGGTAAGATAGAAATATATGAATCAACAACCCAATCAGGTAGAGAACAACAAGGTAAAATGGATAATAGTGAAGAATTTAAGAGACAATTATTAGCAAGTAAGTATAAAGATATGAAGAATAATGATGTAGAAGGCTTCGAATAAAACTAAAAAGAAAAAATTATTTAAAAATCATAAAAAAATTAGATAGTTAGTTTTTAACCTGATATATATTATAGTTATGATTGTGTAAAGTTTACAGAGTATAGAGGAGCCAGAAAATAAATGGAAAAGTTTAAGTTATCGGAAAATTTTGTTAGTAAGTATAAGAGAAAGAAAGCACCATTTGGTTTTAATGGTTTAGGTGAATTAGTTTATATGAGAACCTACTCACGTCTCAAAGAAGATGGTAAAAATGAGAGATGGTGGGAAACGGTTCAAAGAGTTGTAGAAGGAACATACTCAATGCAAAAAAACCATATTGATAATTATCAGTTAGGTTGGAATGCATGGCAAGCTCAAAAATCAGCACAAGAAATGTATGATAGAATTTTTAATATGAAATTCTTACCTCCTGGCCGTGGTTTATGGGCTATGGGAACAGCAATCACAGAAGAAAAAGGATTATATGCAGCATTAAATAACTGTGCATTCGTATCCACTAAAACAATTAAAGAAGATTACTCAAAACCATTCTGTTTCCTCATGGATGCCTCTATGTTAGGTGTCGGTGTTGGATTTGATTGTAAGGGTGCAGGTGAAATAGTAGTCAAAGGTGTAAATCGTGATAGAAATGAAGAAATATTTGAAATTCCTGATACAAGAGAGGGTTGGGTAGAATCACTTAGACTATTATTAGAAAGTTATTTTCATGGTGCAGGTTCTATAAAATTTGATTATAGTTTAGTAAGAGCTGCAGGTGAACCAATCAAAGGTTTTGGTGGAGTGAGTTCAGGCCCCGAACCATTAAAAGAAGTTCACGAAAGTGTCACAGGTGTATTAGAGAAAAATAGTGGAGAACCAATTACAGTAACTACGATCGTAGATATAATGAATCTTATCGGTAAATGTGTCGTAGCAGGTAATGTTCGTAGAACAGCTGAAATAGTTTTTGGTGATCCCGAGTCAGAAGAATACTTAGACTTAAAGAATTATAAAGTAAATCCACACAGAGAAATGTATGGTTGGACATCTAATAACTCTATCTTTGCAGAACTTGGTATGGACTATACAGAAGCTGCAAAAAGAATCGTAGACAATGGTGAACCAGGTTTTGCTTGGTTAGAAAATATGAGAACGTATTCTCGTATGAAAAACGGTGGAGATAACAAAGACCATAGAGTTATGGGTGGTAATCCTTGTCTTGAACAATCACTTGAATCATATGAGTTGTGTTGTTTAGTAGAGACATTTCCAAACAATCACGATTCGTTAGAGGATTATCAAAGAACATTAAAATATGCTTATCTGTATGCCAAATCGGTAACACTTGGTAGAACACATTGGTCAGACACTAACAGAGTTATGTTACGAAATCGTAGAATAGGTTGTAGTGTAAGTGGTGTTGCTCAGTTTGTTACTAATCGTGGTTTAGATGAGTTTAAAAATTGGTTGGAGAATGGCTATGACACAATACAAGAATGGGATAAGATGTATAGTGATTGGTTTGCTATTCCACGTTCCATTAAAACTACTTCAGTTAAACCAAGTGGTACAGTCTCATTATTGGCTGGTGCTACTCCAGGCTTACATTATCCCGAAAGCCGTTTCTATACTAGGAGAGTAAGACTTTCAAAGCATTCAGAATTAATAGAACCATTACAAAAAGCAGGTTATAAGTTAGAACCTGCATTTGGTTCAGAAGATACGACAATGGTTGTTGAAGTTCCTGTTGATGTAGGTGAGGGTATAAGAACTGCGAGTGAGTTATCTATATGGGAACAGTTCAGTTTAGCAGCATTTATGCAAAGACATTGGGCTGACAATCAAGTAAGTTGTACAGTAACATTCGATCCTAAAACAGAAGCTGATGAAATAGCACCTGCTTTAAACTACTTTCAATATCATTTGAAAGGTATTTCACTATTACCAAGACACGATTATGGTGCTTACAAACAAATGCCGTATGAAGCTATTGATGAGAAGACATACAATAGTCAAATTAAAAAACTTGGTAAACTTACCTTCGGTGTAATCAAAAACGAAGAAGCAGAAATAGATAAATTCTGTAATAACGATTCTTGTGAAATACCAGGCGAAGAAATAAAATAAAGCTTGACTTATATACTATTTTATTCGTATATTCACACATCAAATTAAAGAGGTATAGCTATATATCAAAACATCTTTTATCAATTTAAAAGACGAAGAATACATATTTGGGATGACAAAAAAGGATACTCCGTTGTACCTTTCAGTCAATACGCCTACGTAAAAGACGGTAAGGGAACTCATACATCATTGTATGGTGATAAGTTACGTAAGCTACCTATCAGTAGAATAGATGAAACTGATACACCTTTTGAATCTGATGTTGCGCCAGAGATTAGATATTTGGTTGATAACTATACAGATTCGGATGAGGTATCTGAGGGTCATCGTGTTATGTTTTTTGATATTGAGGTTGAGGTTACGCAAGGTTTTCCTGATGTAAGTAAAGCTGAAAATACAATCACATCTATTGCATTTTATGACGCTTTAACACGAAAATATTATTGTTATGTTCTTGACAAAGAAAATAAGGTTAATGCAAATCAGTTTGGTGAAACAACTGTTATTAAGTTCAAAGATGAGAGAGATCTACTGACTGCATTTTTTACAAAATATCTTGAGATATCACCTTCAATCATTAGTGGTTGGAATAGTGATAGATTTGATGTTCCCTATCTTTATAATCGCACCCTAAGATTATTAGGACAACAAACTGCAAACTGTCTATCACCAATCGGTATAGTAGAATGGCAAAAATATAAAGGAACATATAAGATTGCGGGTGTGGCTTCACTTGATTATCTTGAGTTATATAGAAAACTTACATTTGGTGAGAGGTCTTCATATCGATTAGATGATATTGGTGAGTTAGAAGTTGGTATAAATAAAGTATCTTATGAGGGAACACTTAATGAGTTATATGATGGTGATAGAAACAGATTTGTAGAATATAATATAAATGACGTTCTTATTCTTGAAAAACTTGATGCAAAATTAGATTTCATCGGTATTGCTAGGGCTATATGTCATTTGGGACACGTTCCTTATGAAGATGTTTATTACTCGTCACGATTTCTTGAGGGTGCTATTCTTGTATATCTGAAAAAGATTGGTATTGTAGCACCAAATAAAATAAGAGCAAACAGAGAGTTGATGGATGGTAAAGATAAGTTTGCAGGTGCATATGTTCAGGATCCACAAAAGGGTAAACACGAATGGGTATATGATTTAGATATTACAAGTATGTATCCATCTATCATTATGAGTTTAAATATATCTCCTGAAACTAAGTTGGGTAAGCTAGATAGTTGGGATGTAGAACCATTTCTTAAAGGTGTAGATAGAACATACAGTATTAAAGATAAGAATGGTAAAGATAGTGCTAAACTAACTACAAGTGAGTTCAAGAACTTTTTAGAAACTCACAACGTTTCTGTATCTTCAAATGGTATATTATACACACAAGATAGAAAAGGTTTAATACCAACATTATTAGAAAATTGGTTTAATGATAGAGTTCAGTTTAGAAAGTTAGCTAAGAAGTTTGCTGATCAAGGTGATAAAGAGAAATATGCATACTTTGATAGACGACAATACATTCAAAAGGTTGTTCTAAACTCATTGTATGGTGTGTTGGGATTACCTATATTTCGTTTCTATGATTTAGATAATGCAGAAGCAACTACCACAACAGGTGTTGAGTTGATTAAATATACTAAGAGGATGTCTAATCATTTCTACAATTCAATAGTGGGAGATAAAAAGGATTATTGTATATACATCGATACAGATTCAGTTTTCTATTCTGCTATTCCTATCATTCAGAAGAAATACCCACACGTAGACATCAAAGATGAAACGTTGATGACAAGTAAAATATTAGAGATTGCATCAGAGGTTCAAAAGTATCTTAACAATTCATATGACTTATTTGCTAAGAAGTTTTGTAATATAGATAAACATAGGTTTGAGATTAAGCAGGAATTGATTGCTAAAAGTGGTTTATTTGTTACTAAGAAACGATATGGTATGAAGATTATCAATGATAATGGTGTTAAGGTAAATAAACTTCATGTAAAAGGTTTAGATATAGTTCGTTCAAGTTTCCCTGGAGCATTCAAGGAATGTCTAACTAAGGTATTGGAAGATATATTAGCTGGTGTTCCAATGTTAAAGATTAATGAGTTTATTCTTAACTTTAAGAAATCTATGAAGTTAAAAAAATATGACACGATAGCAATGCCAACTTCAGTTAAAAATGTGAAAAAGTTTGTTCAAATTACTGATGGTTTTATAACTCCAAAAAAAGGAGCTCCTGTTCATGTTAAGTCAGCAATAAACTATAATAACTTTTTAGTTATCAATAAATTAAATAAAAAATATCCTGCAGTTGGTAATGGAGAAAAAATTAAGTGGACTTATTTAAAAGACAATCCGTTGAAATTTGATACTTTGTGTTATAAAGGTCATGAAGACCCAAAAGAAGTATTGGATTATATAAAACAATATATTGATACGGATAAAATCTATAAACAAGCATTAGCTAAGAAAATTAAGATGTTATACGAAGCATTAAAGTGGGAAGAACCAAATGATGATTTTGGTTTTAATAAATTCTTTTAATTTTGAGAAAATAAAATGATACTTATATATATGTATATAAAGAAGGAGTTACATAATGGATAAACAAACGTTGATGGGATTTGTCAACAGGTTTTACTTGGGCGGTCAGACACAATCTGCCCCTATAGTTTCAACAAAAGATACTCTTAGTTGTTCATTCATCAATTCAGCAAAAAGTTGTGTTGGTGATATTGTTCTATCTAAGAATGGTTTCGGTGATTATGAAATGGGTCTCTATGAGATACAAGACTTAATCAAGTTACTTAATGTCTTGGATGGAGAGTTGGTTGTTGAAGCTAATGAAGTTGGTGATGTTGTGTCTCAATTGGTTATTAGTCAAAAGAGCAATAACACTAAAGTAAATTATGGATTAGCACGTCTTGATGTGGTTTCAAAAAAACCAGATTTGTCAAATGTTCCTGATTTTGATTTAGAACTAAAGATAGATAAACAATTTATCAGTTCTTTTATATCAGGTAAAGGTGCTTTGAGTGATGTTTCTACTTTCGCAATATTATCAGATGGTGAAGAAGCAAAGATAGTTATTGGTTATAGTTCAACCACACAATCAAATAAGGTAACTATTCCTGTAGAAGCTAAGAAAATATCTTCTCTTGATGATGCTATCTATTTTGATGCAGATACTTTCAAAGAAGTTCTAACTGCAAATAAAGATTGTGAATCAGCAACTCTTTATGTTTCAAGTCAAGGGTTGGCTAAGGTTAGTTTTAAGGTAGATAATTTCGATTCAAGTTACGTATTAGTGGCTAAAACTACTGTAGACTAATGGAAGAATATGTAGATAAATCAAAAGTTTATCTGCAAGAGATAGACAAGAAAACTGCGAAAAGAATGATTATAAAAAATCATTATTCGCACAAGTTCTCTTCTTGTAGGTATGCCATAGGTATATATTATAAGTCAGAAAATCCACATCCTTTTTTTAAGGATATGATTGAAGAAAAACTTATTGGTTGTATGACTTATGGCTACCCTGTAGGAAGATCGGTTATGAAATCTATGTTCAAAGATGAAGAAATCTTACAAACAAAAAATATTTTGGAGTTGACAAGATTATTCATCCACGATGATTATGGTAAGAATATAGAATCTTATTGTATTTCACAATCATTCAAATGGTTAAAAAAGTGGGATAAAGATGTTAAGGTACTAATCAGCTATGCAGATCCTGATAGATTACACTTAGGTGGTATTTATAAAGCTACCAATTGGTTATATCAAGGAGCAGGATTGAATCTTATGCCAAATCATTCAATATCATTAACCAAAGAACCATATGAGTGGATACATAGTAGAACAGTATCAGCAACTTTTGGAAGCCATAACATAGAAAAGTTAAAGGCTGCTGTGGGACACACTTTTTGGAGAAGAAAAGAGCCAGAAAAGCACCGTTATATCTATTTTATAGGAAATAGAAAAGAAAACAAAAAATATATGAAAAATTTGAAATACGAACTAAAACCATATCCAACAAACGCTGAAAAATATCTTCCCCCAATAGATGAGATTGAAGTGGAGAATAGATTGTGAATAAGTTATTAGTAGCAATTGGTCTTAGTGTAGTAGGACACATAATAGCATTCTTTCACATGAATGGTCAATTCAGATGGGAATTTATGAAATCTCAATGGTGGATAGTTTTAGCAGGATTACCAATCAGTTATCTATTCTACTATTCAACGAGATTCTCATATGAACATTTTGGTTACGTGTGGAATATCAGATTGATAGGATTTGGTCTTGGTAATTTAATATTTGCACTAATGACTTGGGGATTATTAAATGAAATTCCAAATACAAAAACATTTATATGTTTAGGATTAGCATTGATGATTATTTTACTTCAGTTGACAAATACATAACATGATTAGATTTATAATATGTGGTTGGCACATGAATCAAGACACAGTATTAAATGGTTTCAATACATTACAAGAATACAATCCAGATAATGTTCACGTTTTTTGGTCTTGTCATAAAGAACCTACAGATTTTATAAAAGAAAACTTTGATTACAAGGTATTCCCTAATGGTGGAGAAGAGTATGGTGCATACGAACAAGCTATAAACTATCTTGATATAGATGATGAAGATGTGTGTTTCTTTATGCACGATGATTTAGTCATAAAAGATTTTGAATTTATTAAAATAGTTGTTGATACTCTTACTTTAGACGGATACAAGATTATGGGTAATGGTGCTAACTACCTTGTTCAAAACTATGACTATAATAAGGTTATTGATGTTGGTATTAAGGAAGAGTTTGATGGTATGAGAGCAGTTGATTATGTTAAGGAAGAGAATAGACATATATTTAATAAACCAATCAAAAACCTTATAAGTGTTAGACCAAGTTTCTTAGCTATGCAATACAAAACTGTTAAGGAGATAGGTGGATTTGAACCAAGATATGATGCATATGTTTCAGCAGAGTTAGTAAATGAAGAAACAAGTGAGTATGGTTACAGAGGTGGTAAAGGGTTGAGTAGCTGGGGAAATGAGTTTCCTAATCTAAACAATTACAAATACAATAGGTTATTTGACTATAATCAAGTAGGGTTTTTATCAACTAAATACTTACGTTCCGATTGGATATATGAATGTGCTAGAGGGAAAATATTGGATAATTATGAAAACTTGGAAGAATCACAAACTGATTTCTATCGGGGTAACGACCTTAAAAAAATAATGGGAAGAGATAGTTGAAAAAAGACTTGACATATACTGGTCTTTATTCGTATATTCTGGTCTTATAAATGGGAAAAAATATAGTTATGAAGAAGATAGGAATAGATGTAGATGGTGTGTTGAGAGATTTTTGTGATGGACTTACTAAGGTAGTTCGTGAACATTATCCTCAATATATGAAAGATGATTTCGTAGAAGTCAATGATTGGAAGTTAGCTAATAACTTTAATTGCACCAAAGAAGATTTACAGCAAATCTATTGGCATGATTATGCTGATGAGATTATGGGTAATAGTAATCCAATACAAGGTGCTATAGAGCAGATGTATGATTTGATGGATTGGGCTGAAGAAAAAGGTCATAGTCTTGTTTGTGTTACATCCCAAAAACTTCACGCAAGACACCACACTTTATCTTGGTTAGGTAAATATGGATTAAATTTCGATACGGTATACTTTAGAAAAGGTTGGCAGAAGTGGATGGTTGATGTTGATTATCTTGTGGATGATTCACCTAACAACTTTGAGAATTGGGTTAAAGGACGTGGAATGCAAGAAGGATTTATCTTAATGAATCAACCTTACAACGGACATATTAAATCAAATTGTAGAATAAAAGAATTAAAACAGATAAAGGAAATAATAAATGGCTGAACATTCATTATGGGTAGAAAGATTTAGACCAACAAAGTTAGAAAATTATGTTGGCAACGAACATTTAAAAGCAAAAGTAGAGAGATACATCAAAACTAATGATGTTCCACATCTACTTCTATATGGAAGAGCAGGAACAGGTAAAACCACACTTGCTAAACTGATTGTTAAGAATATTGAGTGTGATTATCTATACATTAACGCATCTGATGAGAATAGTGTAGATACAGTTCGTAATAAGGTGAGACAATTCGCATCTACGATTGGTTTTAAGGATATGAAAGTGATTGTATTGGATGAGTGTGATTACATCACACCTAACGCACAAGCCGCTTTACGTAACCTTATGGAAACCTTTAGTAAACATTGTAGGTTTATCTTGACTTGTAACTTTGTAGAAAGAATAATCGATCCACTACAAAGTCGCTGTCAAGTATTTGAGATTATACCGCCAAGTAAAAAAGATGTAGCTCTTCATCTTGTCAAGATAATAGAACAAGAAAAATTAAAGTATAATGCTGGAGATGTCAAGGTTTTAATCGACAGTAGTTATCCTGATGTTAGAAAGATTATCAATGCTACACAAAGAAGTGTGGTTGACAATGAGATTGTTATGGATAAGCAAAGTACTATTCAGAATGACTACAAATTAAAAGTGTTGGATATTCTTAAAACACAAGATAAGAAAACTGCTTTCTCAAATTTAAGACAACTACTTGCTGATAATGCTATCAGAGATTATTCAGATTGTTTCAGATTATTGTATGATAATGTGGATGAGTTTGCAGCAGGTAATATGGCAGCTGTTATATTGATATTAGCCAGATACGAACAGTCCGATATGCAAGTTGTTGATAAAGAAATAAACTTTATGGCTATGTTAATTGAATTATTAGGAGTAATAAAATGAGTATGCACCCAAAAGGTAGATTACCTAAACCAAAACAAACACAGGTAAAAGTTGATTTGTCGCAAGCAGACACTATGAAGTGTGAAAAATGTACTAATTATTTGTTCATAGAATCATATGTACTAAAGAAACTATCAGCACTTATGTCACCAAATGGACAAGAAGGAATAGTTCCTATTCAGGTCTATAGTTGTGGTAATTGTGGACACGTTCCATCAAAACTACTTGAAGGAACTGACATTACAGGTAAAGAACTTGGCGAAGAAAAAACAGACGGTTAAACGAAAAGGTGTATTTGATTATTTAAATCAAATCACAAAGCATCAGAAAAAAGGATTTTGGGAATCACTTTCTGATGAAGACAAAAAGGGTTGGTCTACATTTCTTGTAAACCGATTCCTTTCAATGAGATCAGATTTCCTACCCATAGTGAATGAAGTTCAGAAGTATAGCTTGAAACCAGAATTGATTTACAAGACTTACATGGATATCATTCCAAAAGGAAATTACTACTTGAGATATATCAAGGGAAAGAAGAAGAAAAATATGGATTATCCACAATGGATGGTAAATGTAGTTCGTAATGACTTAGAAGTTAGTGTTAGAGAAGCAGTAGATGCTATTGAAATGTATATGCTAACTGAAGCAGGTCAGATGGAACTATCAGCTGGACTAAAAAAGTTTGGTATAGATAACAAAAAACTTAAATCAGTTGGGTTGTATTTTGAATCAAGTGGAACAGACATAAGAACAATTGGCTGATTTCAAAGACTACACAGTTGAGTTAGTTCCCCGAATGGCTATACAAGAGTTTATAGCTAAACATCACTATAGCCATAGCACTAACGGAATACAAGGTTTAGAATGTTTCGCACTATTCTCACCAGGTAAGTTTGGTATACCAAGAATGGTAGGTGCTATGATGTATGCTATACCTTCTATGCCAAATACTGCAAAAGCATACAATCCTATAAATCCTGATAGATGTGTCGAACTAAGAAGATTAGTCTGTTTAGATGAATCGCCTAAGAATAGTGAGAGTTTCTTTATATCTCAAACTATAAAATGGTTAAAACAGAATACAAATTATGAAGTCATTGTTTCATTTGCAGATAAACATCATGGACATACAGGTGTTATCTACAGAGCTAGTAACTTTGAGTTTCTTGGTGAGACTGGCGCAGGTAGAGTTCTGATGGTTGATGGTAAGGAGTATCATAGTAGGTCTCTAAGCCAACCAATGAAACCATACAGTAGAAGAATACGTTCAAGATGGGAAGCAAAGGATCCTGATGTGTTCTTTAAGAAGAGAAAGAGTAAAAACAAATATGTTTATTATTTGAATAAGGGTATTAAAAAGAAGATAAAAAGATTAAAAAAGGCTTGACTTATAATGAAAAAAAGTGGTATATTCAGATATGAAAAAGATTAGTTACAGTCAATATTCACAATGGGCTGTATGTCCTCACAAGTGGAAGTTGAACTATATTGATGGGTTAAGAACATTCAAGGGTAATATACATACCTTGTTCGGTTCAGCTATGCACGATGTATTACAAACATATCTAACTGTGATGTATAATGATAATATCAAGAAAGCTGATGCTTTACCATTAGCAAGTATGTTATTACATAGGATGAAAAACTACTACAAAGATATAGTAGAAGATTTACATGGTGAAGAGATATCAACTAAAGAAGAGATGCAAGAGTTCTATGAACATGGATTAGCTATAATAGAGTGGTTCATCAAGAAAAGGTCTATGTATTTCAGTAAGAAGGGTTATGAGTTAGTTGGTATAGAAGTTCCTATTGATTATGACTTACCAAACAAGATTAAGTTTGTTGGTTATATCGATGTTTTAATCTACGATACTGTAAGAGAAAAGTATAAAATCATAGATATCAAGACTTCTACTATGGGTTGGAATAAGTGGGCTAAAGGTGACAAGACTAAGACAGACCAATTATTATTATACAAACAGTTCTATGGTGCTCAACATAGCATACCATTAGATAAGATAGATATAGAATACTTTATCGTAAAACGCAAGTTGTATGAAAAGGTAGACTTTCCCCAACGTAGGATTCAGACATTTATACCTGCAAATGGTACACCAAGTATCAACAAAGTTACTAACAACATAAAAGCATTTACAGACGAATGTTTTATTGATGGAGAACATAACCAATCACATATTTATAGGAAAGAAGCATCAAAGAAGAACTGTCGATTCTGTGAGTTTAATCAAACTGAACATTGTGATGCTGGAGTCAAATAAATATGTATGATAGATTTAACATAAGTCTAAGATTACCAATCCACTTATTCCTTAATAAGAAATCTCAACAAATGGTTGTTGAAAAGTTAAAAGAATGTTATTCTAAGATTAATACATCTTGGACATTAAAATTTTGGATGGATCCTGGTATTGTAGATGCTCAAGATGTTGTAGAATTTGCAGCAAAATATGAAGATACTTTTAAACATAGAACTTCATTCAAACCAAATGATAAAATAGATGCTAACGATTATGTTTTGTTTGAAGTTGTAGACCCTAACAATCCACTTCCAAATCACAAAAGATTTAATAGGAACAGATTTAGTTACGAATCCCAAGTCGGAGAATTGATACCAAAAGCATTAGATGAATACATGAAAATATCTAATTTTATTTTAAGTGTTAACCAACAAAAGGCATACGAAACATCGAGACCGTCAAGATAGCAATAATAGGTTCAAGAACCTATACTAACAAACTAAAGATAAAAGAATTTGTTTATAAACTCAAAGAAGAACATGGTGAGTTTATAGAAGTAGTTAGTGGTGGGGCTAAGTTTGGTGCAGATAAATATGCAAAAGAATATGCACTTGAATTTGGTATAAAATATACTGAATTTCCACCCTATCACGATTCATACAACTCTTATTGTATTGAAAGTCAGTTTAAATATGGAAAAGAATATAACGTCAAACATTTCTTTATCAGAAATGAATCTATTATTAAATATTCAGATGGAGTCGTTGCTTTTATCAAGGACGGAGAGTTGACATCAGGAACAAAAAATGCAGTTAATCACGCTAAGAAATACAATAAAAAAGTTGTGTTTATTTCTTAGTATATCTATATTTATATATATATGAATGGAGTTATTATATGGAAAGCAAACTAACATCGGTGAAAGTTCTCACCGATTTGTATAAGAAGTTTAAAGGTCTGAGTATTGAAGAGGAATTTACTCTTCAAAAATTAGTTAATCGTTCAATGGATCTATATTGTTCAGATTTAAAATTTCAAGAGAAGATAATGTCTTACAGCAACCTAACACAAAGTGGTAGTAGGTACTAATATGGCAAAAAAGAAAAAGATTATGCTACTGTCAGACGATTTACGTATGTCAAGTGGTGTCGGAACAATGTCAAGAGAATTTGTTGTCGGTACATTAGATAGGTATGATTGGGTTCAGATAGGTGGAGCAATAAAACATCCCGAACAGGGAAATGTTGTAGACATATCAGAATCAGTATCCAAAGATTATGGTATTAAAGATGCATATCTAAAGATATACCCGATAAGTGGTTACGGTAATGATGAAATATTGAGAAGCATAATGGCTATTGAAAAGCCAGATGCTATATTACACTATACAGACCCAAGATTTTGGCAGTGGTTATATAGTATGGAACATGAGTTAAGACAGAACATTCCCATATTCTATTACAATATTTGGGATAATTTACCTTATCCAAGATGGAATGAACCATTTTATGAGAGTTGTGATTTGATTATGAACATATCACGACAAACAGTTAATATCGTAGATAATGTATGTCAGAAGAAACCAAGAACTGATTGGGATAACACTTATGTTCCTCATGGTATAAATCATAATGTTTTTATGCCAATAGATGCTTTACATAAAAATCACGATAAAGTTAAGAAGTATAAGCAACACGCTTTTGGTAACAAACAATATGATTTTGTGGTATTTTGGAACAATAGAAATATTCGTAGAAAATTACCTGGTGACGTTGTACTGGCATTTAAAACATTTTGTGATATGTTACCTAAAGACGAATCCAAAAAATGTGCATTGATAATGCATACTCAACCAATAGACGACAATGGAACAGATTTACCAGCAGTGGTAAAAGAAATGTGTCCTGATTATGATGTTATATTTTCAAATGAAAAGTTAGACAACAACCAAATGTGTTGGATGTATAATATAGCTGATGTTACAATTAATATCGCATCTAATGAAGGATTTGGATTAGGAACTTGTGAATCTCTAATGTGTGGAACACCTATAGTAGTAAATGTTACAGGTGGATTACAAGACCAATGTGGTTTCAAAAAAGAAGATGGTTCTTACCTTACAGTAGATGATTATACTGATGAGTTTCAATCTAATCATAGAGGAAGATACAAAGAGCATGGTGATTGGGTATATCCAGTATTCCCATCTAGTCTTTCCTTACAAGGTTCACCACCAACACCATACATTTTTGATGATAGACCAACTTATGACGATGCTGCAGATGGATTAAAGCATTTTTATGATATGGGTGAAGAAAAAAGAAAAGAGTGTGGTGAAAAAGGAATGGAGTTTGTTCAGACAGAAGAGATAGGTATGACAGCAGAAAATATGAGTAAACGATTCATCAAAGATATAGACACTGCATTCGAAGAGTGGACACCACGTAAACGATTCACCTTATATAAGGTATAGGAGTTATAATGACAAAACCTTTTATTTTGTTTCAAGGGCCAGTAGCTACACGAAGTGGTTATGGCGCTCACGCAAGAGATTTAGCTTTAGAGTTAATAAAATCTGATAAGTATGATTTAAGAATTGCATCACTTCGTTGGGGAAATACACCGATGAATGCACTAAACGAACAGAATCCTGACCACAAACTTATATTAGATAGAATGATATATGAGGGTAAGTTAGATAAACAGCCTGATTTGCACATACAAGTTACAGTTCCTAATGAATTTCAAAAGATTGGGAAGAAGAACTTGGGCATTACTGCAGGTTTAGAAGCAACTGCTATACCAAAACATTGGGTTGATGGTATGAATAGGATGGATTTGAACATAGTACCTGCAGAGTTTGTAAAAGAAATGATATTACAGACAAAGTATGAGGAAAAGCAGGGTAAAGAAGTAGTTGGTGTTCATGGTGTTAAAACACCTATCGAAGTCTTATTTGAGGGTTATGATGAAAAAATCTATGGTAAGACAAATGAGTTTAGTGAAGACTTAGTTACTGAAATGAATAAAATATCAGAATCATTTTGTTTTTTATTTACAGGACATTGGTTGGCAGGTAATCTTACTGAAGATAGAAAAGATGTTGGTATGTTGATTAAAACATTTGTCGAAACCTTTAAGAATAAAGGTAAGAAGAAAAGACCAGCACTAATCCTAAAAACAAGTAGTGCTACATTCTCAGTAATGGATAGAGAAGAAATATTAAGTAAGATTAAAACTGTCAAAGATAGTGTAGATGCTAAGATATTTCCAAATATTTATCTGATGCACGGTGACTTTGAAGACGAAGAAATGAATGAGTTGTATAATCATCCTAAAGTAAAAGCACACGTTACATTCACACACGGTGAAGGATTTGGTAGACCATTACTTGAAGCATCACTAACAGGTAAACCAATTATATATTCAGCATGGAGTGGACATTTAGATTTCTTACCACCAAGTTTAAGCACAGCGCTTGAGGGTAGTCTGGTAAAAGTTCCAAAGAAAGCATTTCCAAAGGATATGTTTGTTGATGGTATGGCTTGGTTTGGTGTAAACTACAGTAAAGCATCAGCAAAGATGAAAGATGTATTCTTAAACTATAAGAAATATACACCTATATTTAATCAGTTAGCAAAATCAAACAAGGTTAAGTTTACAAAAAGTAAGATGGGTGTAAAATTGGTAGAGACTATTGATAGAATGATTGGTGAAGTTCCACAAGCAGTAAGTCTTAAATTACCAAAACTAAAGAAAATATCAGGTGGACAAACAGGAGCAATAAAACCACCACAACCTAAAGCACCTAAAGTAAAAGATGTTATAAAACTACCTAAGTTGAGGAAGATGTAATGGAAAGAGTAATAGTTTGTCCAGTATGTAAAGATTCAGATACTTGTTTCGAAGAGATGCAAGAACATTTTAGTAGTTATATGTGTTTCAACTGTGGTTTTATGAGTGATACAAGATACAGAGCTGGTAGTGTTGAGTTACTTGATAACTTAAACCAAAGTCCACAGTTAGTTCAAGATTTACAATATTTTGATGAAGCTAAAGGTATTGTTTGGTTTCCTTGTGTTATTAATATGGGTGAGTTGGGCATAATATATCCCGATGAAGATCCACAAGACAAAGCATCATTCAAGGCTACAGACAAGAAAAACTATGTTTGGAAATATGCTAAAGTAGCAGAAATACCAGAAGAAGAACGTGCTAAGTATGATAATTATGATAAGAGACTTGATGTAGAAAATGCAAAAGTTTATGCTAAATATGAATTTTTCAAAGCGTGTCAAGATATGGGAATAATAAAAGACTTAGATAAAAAGGGTAAATAGTGGGATTAATCGGATTACACAAATCAAGAGTACTGGCTCGTAAAACGATACCAAGAACTAAAATTGAAACTGGTCAAATGTTACAATTTAGATATAAAAAAGTGGCTAAGTCTGGAGACGCTCAACCAAACCAAGAAGTTTTAGCAATAGTTACAGGAATGTATCCATATGGTGGAAATTTTAGTGTTAGAAAACTTCATGCTCTAAGTATGGATTTAGTTTCAGATCAACACCTAAGAAGGTTAGCAAGTATTGTTGGAACAGACGCAATTCAAGAGGGGCAATGGGAGCTAGGAGAACGTAGAGGAGACCCACTTAAATTCTATGATGTAAAACTAACAAAGGTTGGTGGATTAGTAGATAAAGCTTACAGAACATATAAAATGTCAAATATGAGTCAAGTTAGACTTTTGGCATATGATTATTCAAAAATAATATCTCCTAAGTTTATAGGATAATATGAAAATAAGTTACGGAATTACAGTTCATAATGAATCTGATGAACTAAATAAGTTATTAGAAATGTTACTTACACGTATTGATGAAGAAGATGAGATAGTTATTTGTGTTGATGGTGATGATAAAGATATTCAGTCAATCATAGAAAGACATGAACAGCATAAACAAATCATAGCTTACAAAAGAAAACTCGATGGTAACTTTTCAGACCAAAAAAACTCAGTTATAGAAAAATCAACAGGCGATTACATCTTTCACATAGATGCTGATGAATATCCACACGAAACATTATTAGAACAACTAAAACAAATAATAGAAATGAATGATGGAGTTGATTTGATTTGGATACCACGTGTAAATACAGTTGAAGGTATGACACAAGAAGACATTGAAAAATGGAGATGGAGAGTCACAGAGAATAATTGGGTAAATTATCCTGACTACCAAAGTCGTGTGTTTCGTAGAGACAAAAGTATAAGGTGGAAAAGACCTTTACACGAATTGATAGATGGTTGTAAAACATATGCACATCTACCACCACACGAAGAGTTAAGTTTGTATCACCCTAAAACAATGAAAAAGCAAGAACAACAGAATTTGTTCTACAATCAAAATTTTAGTAAAGAAATGAATCATAGAAACTAATGAATTTTACAAAAATATTTGAATTTGAATCTTTGATTGGAGATGTTTATGGTGTCTTCAAATACGAAGATTTAGATTTTAACAGTTACAAGCAAGTCAAACACAAAGATAGTCGTTGGGGTAGTGAAAACCACAATAGAACTATCTATCAAACAGATAAGTACTTTGTCAAAGTATGGGATCAAGATTATATCAGAGCAAATACATTACCAACTGCATTCGCAAATGGTTTCTATGACAGCACAATCGTTCCAAATTTTGTTGGTATGATTTATGATGAGGATAATATCTGTAGAGGATATATAGCTGAAGAATGTCAGCAACTATTTACAAAAGAAGATAGTTTTGAACAAAAGTTAATGAGGCTTACTACAAAATCAGATGAACATTTTGATGAGATGTTTACAAAAATAAAATACAAAACTATACAGAGTAATAGTTTTGCTTATGATTTTTGTGAGTTTCACACATATGAGTTTGAGGGTAAACCAACATTGATAGACTTAGAGGGAGTTTATAGTTGTAAAGATTATCATTCTTTACATGAACATCACTACAATACTTACACAAGAGAAAATGCTGGCGATAGAGTAGATGGAGATTATTTAGAATCACCTAAGTTTTTTAGTAATTTTATGGCACAAAGTAATTATCAAAATTTTGTTAGGAACTTGTTAGCTACTGCACCAATCAACTTAGAGTATTTTTTAGACATGGAGTTACAACATGGTAGTGGTGGTAAAGAAATAATTCACAATGACAAGAAAATTAAAACTGTAAGAGAAGCTACAGAATATTTCTCAGATGAGAAGACTAAAAAAGAAGCAGAAGCTAAACTTAATGATAAGAATCATCAGTATTGGAATTGTATGTGGGCTGAGTTTAGAAAAAATGTTGAAGGTCACCATGAAAAAGGTTGGGAAAATATGACTAAAGAGTATTATGATTCTTTAGAACTAATGACAGATGAAGAGATACAAGTAGCATTAGTAAACGATCCTGTAAACTTCTTTGGTGGTTTTCTTAAACACGGATATCATAGAGCAGTTTCTATGATTGGTAGATTAATTAATGGTAAAGAATACATACCATTTTATATGCCTAAAGAAGAGGTATTTAAGGGAAATGTAGAAAATCCACTTCGTCACATAAACTACCTTGAGATAATGGACGTGATGGGATTTCCAAAAGAAGAGTATGCAATATGTAATAGTTCTATTTTAGCAGTCATGGGAGTGGATGCAAGAAAGAATAAGAATGGTGATTTAGATTTAGTATTCAGTAGTAAGTTGAGAAAACAAATCGAAGATGAGAATATAGAATTACCAAAAGAGATACATCCATTTGGTAAAGATAGTGGTAAGTTTAGATTCTTTGGTTGTGAAGATGATGATGATTTGGTGTATAACTATAGTGTAAACATTGGTGGTTATAACTTTGCAGAACCAAGATTTTATTTCAGTAGGATGCACATGGTGAAACCATCAGCACATAGAAGTTTAGAAGAGAATAGGAAGATAAAGCAAGAGGGTAAGGTTGGTGTTGATAAGTTTATTGAGATGAAAAGTTATAAAGGATATCCATTTCATTTGATTACTCAAGAACAATGGGGATTCGACTTGATACAGGAGGTTCAATAGTGTTACATATACTTACATTACATTTAGGTGATAAGTGGATTGATATTCAGAAAAGAGAATTAGCAAGATTTATTTCAGAACCATATAAGGTTTATGCAAGATTAGGAGACCAACCTGGATTAGATGGATGGAAATATGAAAAAGATGTTCAGAATGGTAAGTATATTGACACCACAGTAGTTTATGATAAACACAAAGATAAGTTTGATGATGCTATATCAGGGTCACAACATTGGGTTTATTCGATGGGTAAACTAATAGATTATATGTTAGAGAATCACGAAGTAAAATCAACCGACAAGATATTATTGTTAGATTCAGATGCTTTTCCAATAGCACCTATCTCTGATTTCTTAGATGAGAAGTTAAAAGAGTATCCATTTGTATCAGCACAAGAACCAATGCATGAGTGGGATAGAAATCCACTATACTTGATACCACACCCAATGTTTATGTTGTTTGAAGCTAAACATATTATAGAGGATAACTTAACTGATTATCTTAGAGAAATTATTAAAGATAAGAATAGTAATTGGTGGGGTGGAACTACGCAATGGTTAACAGAACGTGGATATGATTACTATCCATTGACAAGAAGTAATAAGACTAATTTACATCCATTGTATTATGCAATCTATGATGATTTGATTTATCATCATTGGGCAGGCTCAAGAAATATGATTACTCGACCAGATAGACTTAGAGCTCAAGAAACAGGTGAAGATGTTGAAGATATAGCAAAAGAAAATCATGAAGTTTCAAGTCAAGTTTTTGAAAAAATAGAAAGTGAAACAGATATAGATAATATGATAGCACATTTGAAAGGTGAAAATGAAGAATCTTGAGTCAAGTGTAACCAAGCAAGGAAAGTATGTCACTCAGATAATACACTTCAAGGGTGGTTACAGAAAAACAATTAGAAATGTAGACACAGATACTATTGAACAAGGACAATTTACTAAGTTCTTTACTAAAGAGGGTCGTATGGTATTGATACACGATCCCAATGTATTAATGGTTGAAGTATTTCAGGAGGAAAATAATGAAAATTAGAGATACAATGTTGCCCGTATTAAGACCACTTGGTGGTGAAGAAGAAGTACAGGCTATACGTGAAGTAATCGAAAGTGGTTGGTGGGGTAAAGGTCCTAAAGTTGCAGAGTTCGAACAGAAGTTTGCTGAGATGGTTGGTGCTAAATATGCAGTAGCAGTAACATCGGCTTCACATGGACAAGACTTAGTTATGAAAGCTATGGGATTCAAAGGAATAGATGTTATTAACCCTACCATGTCGTTCATAGCAACTGCTACCATTCCACTATGGAATGATTGCACATCTAATATCGTTGATGTTAGAGAAGACGATTTGAATATAGATCCTGATGATGTTAAGAAAAGATTAAAAAGAAACTCAGACGCACTTATCGCAGTTAACATGGCTGGTATTCCTGCACCAATAGATGAGATTAGAGAGTTCTATGATGGTTTGATTATAGAAGATACTGCTCATAGTTGTTATGTAGAAGGTGCTGGTAAGAAAGGTGATGTTGCTGTGTGGTCTTTCCAAGCAGTGAAGACAATGCCTTGTGGTGATGGTGGTATGATTACAACTGATGACTACGATTTATATTGTAAAGTAAGAGATATGACTTGGTTTGGTGTATCTTCTACTTGGAGTAGAGCTCAAGGACAAAGTGGTAAGCCAGGATATTCTTGGGATTATCAAGTAGATATTCTTGGTTACAAATATTACATGATTGACATTATGGCAGCTATATGTTTAGAGCAGATGAAGAAACTACCTGCTCACTTAGAAAGACGTAGACATATTCAATCACAGTATAATGAAAGATTGTTTAGTGAAATTAAAAGACCACCACACTCAGACACAGTTCAGTATTATATTGCTAGAGTTCCTAAATACAAGAACTATGCTCCTGATAAGAGTGGTGCTATGAGTGTTAGTAGAGATGGGTTGATTGATTACCTAAGTAGTAAAAATGTTCATACTTCAGTTCACTTTAAACCATTACATAAGTATGGTATCTTGAGACAGACTAACTACAGAGATTATCCTGTAGCAGATAATATTTGGGAGTCTTTAATCAGTCTACCATGTCATCCTGCTATGACAGATGAAGACATAGACTATGTTATCTATTGGGTTAACAAATACTTTGAGGAATAAATGAGACTATCTAACATAGATACGTTATCAGCATACTTCGATAGACTGATAACAGAAAACATAAAGTTGTTCTTCTTTAAGAAAGAACAAGACTTACATAAGATACATCACCAAGAAGTAGCAATCGATATGATAAAAGAAAAAATATCACAATTACTACAAGAAGTTTATGAATCAGGTGAATATCAATATGTTGGTGAGAAAAGAACTTTT